TCAATCAGCAAATCGACTAATCAGAGAAAAAATATACGCAGTGTTTCTTGATTTTCTGCTGACCTCATGTCTAACTCCCGTCTCCCCATTCACCCAACGATCATAGTAAGAATAAACAAACAAAAAATCCTTCTTTGATATAGCCCTTTGCTTAGATAGATTGCAGGATGGTGTATGTTCAGTAGTGCTGTCGATGTACAATTTCTCTCCTTGGACTGAAGCCCTAAACCAAAGACCAGTTGTAGTTTGCAGATCCTCTCCTGAAGAAGAAAGTCCTGATATAACTCTACTCCATAATGTTTCACCGTTCATTACTTTACACCTCGACACGCTAGATTTATTACCATAATTATACATACCTTATACCCTTTTATCTATGTATATCTTCATATATTTGTATAAACAATAAAACCGCCAATCAGGTGATAGTCCCCTTGATTGGCGGTCGGATCAATATCTTATATTTCAACGTCAAGCTCAACTCCTGACTTGAACTCTACAGTCACTTTATCATCATCAACAGTTACCTTCTCAATAATCCTCCTTACCAACTGCTCATCATATTCTGTAATTTCACAGGGTTGCTCATTTAGAAAGGCTGTCATCTCCTCGATTCGTTGCCTTTTTCCTTCACGCTCTGCATTTTCAACCAGTGCCCTTTGCTTCAATTCCCGCAACCGATATATCTCATCAGCAACTTCCTCGTAATCTGCTTTGGAATTGGCCAGTCTTAAAAGTTCTTTTTGAAGCTTATCCAACTTTTCATCTATGTCTTTTGTGGTTTTATCACTTTCTTCATTTAAAACAATGGCAATGTTCTCTTTCAAAGTTGAAAGGAAATTATCTTTAACAGCCAGTATCTCGTTGATGGCCTTTAGCACCGCTCCCTTTAGCACTTCTTCATTCACCGTTTGGGAAGTACAGTCAGAACCCTTTTCCTCAAGTCTGCTAACGCATCTCCACACGATGGATCGGCAACCTCGATTGTTCCAGTGGACCCGTCTGTATATCTCACCACACTCTGAGCAATACACAATGCTAGACAAAGCATATTTGCTACTATAGACACGCTTTTTCCCGTTCTTTCCTGTATAAAGGTTAGCTCGTCTTACCATCTCTTCTTGGACCTGCATGAAAATTTCACGTGGGATGATGGGCTCGTGGCTGTTTTCAACATAATATTGCGGAACAATACCATTATTGACTACTCGCTTTTTGGAAAGGAAGTCGATGGTGTAAGTCTTTTGAAGCAGAGCATCTCCGATATACTTTTCATTCTGCAATATCTTCTTAATGGTCTCTGGTCTCCACTTCGTCTTGTTAGCTGCAGTTAAATAGCCGTCAGCTTCCAATCCACGAGCGATTTGCAGTAGACTTGCTCCTTCAAGGTACTCCCGAAAGATACGCTTTACTACCCCCGCACCTTCAGGATCAATCACCAATCGCTTGTTTTCATCTTTGGTATATCCCAAAAATCGGTTGTGATTGATTTGAATCTCTCCTTGCTGATAACGGTACTGAATTCCTAGTTTTACATTTTGGCTTAGGGACTGACTCTCTTGCTGGGCAAGGGAAGCCATAATGGTTAGCATGATTTCACCCTTGGAGTCCATTGTGTTAATGTTCTCTTTTTCAAAAAAAACAGGGATGCTTTTATCCTTGAGTTGCCTGATGTATTTCAAGCAATCCAGCGTGTTTCTGGCGAATCGGCTGATTGACTTGGTGATAATCTTATCGATTTTGCCTTCCATACACGCTTCAATCATTCGATTAAACTCTTCACGCTTTTTAGTGTTGGTTCCTGAAATCCCATCATCTGCAAAGATTCCTGCAAGCTCCCATTCAGGATTTCCTTCAATGTAGGAGGTGTAATGCTGCACCTGCACCTCATAACTGGATGCCTGCTCCTCACTATCTGTTGAAACCCTACAGTAAGCGGCTACTCGAAGTTTCGGTTTGGCTTCTTCTTTGTCATTATTTCTATTACGAGCACGTGCGGGTATGACCGTAACACTTCTATTCAGCGCCAACTTTAACCACCTCGCTTTCTATTAAGCTGTAAGCATATTCTGATTGAATAAAAGGATCGTCATAAAGCTGTTTTGGTGTTGGCATAGAGAACCGGTACTTTTTTATGTTTTCTTCTTTCGATGATGGTTCTCGTATTCTTCCCAACCTCTCTGCCCGTCTTAGCTTTTCAGTCTCTGCTTGTTTAAACGTATCGTTATCAATAATTTGTGGATAGTAGCCATCGCCGAGGTAATGTTTGTTTGTAAGTATTCTTGCAATCGATGAATGATATCCCTTTATTCCCGCTACTTTGGCAGCATTACTAAGTGAAAGACCCGAGAGGTAAAGGCGATACAATTCCTTAATCTTTGATGCTGCTTCATGGTCTATGACAGCTTTTCCATTTTCGATCTTGTATCCATAAGGCACATGTTGCACTTATCTCTCAATCCTTTCTTTCAGTGTAACACCGCATTTTAGTTCAAAGCCTATTTCAGTTGGTGAAAATGCAATCACTCTATCAACAAACTGCTCAAATATCTCCTCATTGAATCTCTCAATCTGGTCTGTTTTTGAAGCATATTTTAGGAGCTGTTGTAGTTCTGTCACTTTGTTCATTCCACCATTAATTGATCGATAGAGGGCTTTCTTTTGTTCTTTTAATTTTTCAGCTTCTACTCGTAGTTCGTTCTTTTGTGTATTAAAAAGAGCAGGCTCCAGATACCCTTTCGTCATGAGATTTACCAGCACCTTAACCCGCTCTGTGTTTTCTTCTATCTTTGACTCGATCTCTTGGACTTTCATGAGGTTATCTGCATAATCTATGGATTTCAAATTTCGAAGAAGTGGCTTTAATACAACCTTATGGGAGAAGATCAGCTTGTTTACCATCATGATAAAAGCTTCATGGATTCTATCTTCTCGTATATAAATCATAGAGCATTCTTTGATCTTCGATAAATGTTTCGAACAACACCAGGCGATATACTTATTCGTTTTTGAACTGTGAATCCGCCTTTTAAAGGTACTGCCGCATTCATCGCATATAATTTTTCCAGAGAAGGGATAGCGGTTTAAATATTTATTGTTGCCTTTCTTTATCCCTTTTTCTTTACCACGCTGTTCGATTGCTTCATTTACCGCCTCGAAATCAGCATGACTTATGATGGCTTCATGATGGCTTTCAATAAAATACTGGTCCAGTTCGCCTTTGTTTGCCCGCCTTTTAAAAGTCTCGTCGGTATAGGTTTTTTGCAAGAGTAAATCGCCGGTATACTTTTCGTTACAAAGAATGCCTCGGACAGTAGTTCCAGTCCACTGACCACCTCTCTTTGTAGGTACTCCTTCGTCATTTAACTCTTGAGCGATCCTTTGCGAACCCTTGCCAGATAGTGCATCGGCAAAAATCCGTTTCACAACCTCGGCCTGTTTTTTATTTATTACAATCTCACCGTCTAGATAATCATAGCCATAGGGTGGATATGATAGCTTGTAAGTTCCATTTCTAAACCTTCTTTTAATAGCCCATTTGTTGTTTTCGGAAATTGAAACTGATTCATTTTCTGCAAGGCTACTTAGAATACTTAACATCAGCTCGCTATCCATGGACTGGGTATTTATGTTCTCTTTCTCAAAATAAATGAACACCCCAATATCCGTCAGCTTTCGAACAAGCTCTAAGCAATCAGTTGTGTTCCGGGCAAATCTGCTGATGGACTTCGTTATGATGAAGTCAATTTTTCGGTTTTCACAGTCTGAGATAAGCCTAAGAAGCTCTGTTCTCTTTTCCTTTTTGGTTCCTGAAACCCCTTTATCATAATATATCCCTACAAACTCCCAATTAGAGTTTGCTTTGATGTAGGCTTCATAATGATGCTTTTGTGCTTCTAAGCTGACCAGTTGATCTGCATTTTCTGTAGATACCCTGGCATAAGCCGCCACCCGTAGTTTGGACTTTAATTTATGTTCACCGTTATTTTCTTTTATTTTCGTTACCTTTCTCACTGATTCATCTCCTTTCCGGTATGTGACATATTACCTCTGAGTGCCCTCTATATCAAGGTTTATCGGGCATTAGCTGTGCTAATATAGGCGAAAAAGATTTACGGTTGAGTAGCATAATTTTGTTAAATTCCTCATCAGATAGAAGCTCTTTTTCAAGCATCTTACGGAGCAGCTTTTCAGCCCTATAGTAGTCAAACTCTCTTTGAAGCTGTTCAGGGGTTATAGGCTTTTGTTCTGAAGTTATTAGTGGATTTTGTTCTGTGATTCTTGTAATTTGCATATAGGTTGACCTCCATTTCTACAGGAAACCCCTGCACCTATATGCCAAAAAAAGCAGTGAATCGAACCCCTAAAAGGCAAAAAAAGAACCCGAAGAGCTTTTTATACTCTTCGGGTACTCAACACTTATAAAACTAATCATATTTAATGAACGCATCGGGAAAACCCGCTTTTTTTGCTCTGGCAAGCTGAGCTTCTGCATTGGCCTTGATAGAATAGGCACCTATTTGAACACGATAGTATTTCTGAGAGGGGGAGGGCTTCTGTTTACTTGCCAGCGCTTTCTTAACCTCAGCCCTAAAAGTATCCATACCCTCTCCATGCTTAGGAAACCAGTGCAAAGGATCGGCATGGTTACTCGCAATACCTTGTCTGTGTCCTTCAGCATGACCGATAATATCTTTCTCCGTCAAATTATACTCTTTGCACAGAAAGACACAAAGCTCTACTGCATTCTGCCAAGCTTTTCTAAAATAAGCTTCATTCCTTGATACATTATAACCAACCATGTTTGAACCACCTGAATACGAAAAACCACCTGGCTCACAAATCTCAATTCCAATATGAGTGTTATTTGCTGAACCACCGGCATGCCAACCACGATGATCCCAAGGAAGGTACTGCCACACTTCTTTATCATCTACAAAGGCATGAACACAAACTTGGCGATTGATTTCGCCAGCTTGATACGACTTGTTCCAGCGACTAAACCAAGCCGCAGCCATCACACCCGGAGCGGCTGTCGAATGAATCATAATTCCTTTGGGTGTAATTTTTCTCCCTGCCTTATAACAATCATTCCTTGTCATGAACTTAGTTTTTAGGTTCATTCTTCTCATCTCCTTTTGATTTTCCGTTTAGTTGCGCAAGTACATCTTTGAGCTTCTGTGGAACCGGAAGTCCAATTCTAGAGGCATTTTCGATAATACTAATCCCTTCATTCGACATATAAAAAAAGATGACTGCAGTACGTATCGCACTACCGTCACCAATTATCCGAGTGTCAATGATATGAGCAACACCGACAAGAATAAAAATAAGTATCTTTTTAAAAATGCCTCTTGCACCAATTTCGCTCGAAAGTTCCCGATTTATAATTGCAACCATAATCCCTGTGATGTAATCAACAACCACAAAGGTAATAAGAGCATATAAAAAGCCGTCAAACCCACCAAGAAACCACCCTAACCAACCACCGACTGCTGCAATCGCAATCTGCACATATATCCATAGTTCTTTAATTGGCACGTTACCTCCCCACTCTCTTTTAAGTTATATCTATAAAAAAGACGCCTGTGACTAAGGTAGGCCACTAAGCGTCTGAGATTTCTATTTAATACGGCGCATAATAAACAAAGCCACTCGCCTTCACATAAAAACCATCTCCTGGAACATAAATTGCTCCACCAAAAGTATCATAAGTCGTTGTCGTGAACCCCGGTTGTTCTACTCCTTCCCAAGTCACTCCATCATCTGATACATAAAGCATGCTTTCATTAAAAAGAGCAAACTTCCCCCAAGCTTCCATCCAGATGATATTCTGTGGGTTAGCGATACGGTTATCAGCAAGATCACCAACATGGGAAAGGTTGGTTTCTGTTAATTGGGTCGCACTATCATTCAACACACAAAGCCTTACATGGTAAGTGTTATTCACATATCGCCATCTCATCACAAACAGTTTTCCATTAACAGAACGGATAAACATATAACGACTGTTGTAACTATCTTCTGGTATTGTTGTGTTCCATAATGTTGGACTAGAAGAACTGGCTGCTGCAATAGAACGATCTCCCCCAACTACACCGACGAATTGCCCTTTATGAGTAGTAAGATATCTAAAGATAGGAACACCGCCTCCACTTGCTAGTGGCCATTCCGTTCTTTCAGTTAAAGAATCAAAACTGTAGTATATTGGGGTTTGATTGTACCACCAACTAACAACCCCGCTGCCTCTACTAACATCATAAGCACCAGTTGTCATCGCATTTTGTGCACCCACACAGTATCCAGCATTATGCCATGTGATGCCGTCAAAGGAAGCGATGATGTTTGCAAAGCCTGTGATTTTGGCTAAGAACACGCCACCACCAGCATAAAGGATCTCCGGTTCACCGTGTGCCCACCAAGATACATCTACCACCGTCCATTGCTTCGTGGTTTTATTGTAGTAAGACATATATGGTGTTTTTGCATAATACACAGCGATTTGTACATTCCCGTTGTCGTGGACGTTTATTTGTCTTTCGCTTCCATATTGACTGTAACCAAAATCGTAATAATATTTCCTTTGCCAGTTCAAGGTAGGGATGGGTAAAACAATTTCACCTCTGCCACCAAAGGCAGTCCAGATCGCTAATGTATTATTGAAATTTCGATCATAACTCATGAAACTATCCTCCCTCTACCTTATCAATCGCAGTAATCCTTCCACTGCTATCTGTCGTATAATTGTAATTCGCTGTAGTCCCATCCACATAAGTAATCTCAAATCTCGTTGCATCAACTAGTAAACTAGAGACTTCTTTTAACAGTAATTCCGAAAAAATATCTTCGAGTGTAATCGACGTAATTCTTCCGTTACTGTCCACAGTGTAGCTGTACTCGGCATGGTACTGATGGGTATCTCCTTTTTCCACTTCATAAGTGACGTTAATCGAATTCGAATCAACAGTCAGGCTTTTCACAATCGTATAAGAAATGCCGAGCTGATTCACTTGATATTGAAGGCCATCGACAGAACTACCGACCTGAGTGATTGATGATTCGAATGTACTCATTGAGCTTTCAAGCCTGTAAAACGTATCAGAAATGCTCGGCCTGAACCTTCCAACTTCCACACGAATGTTATACCGGTAAAAAGGATTGTATTCTAATGAAATAATTCTCGTTTTCACATTAATTCCAAGCGGTTTAAAGACAATATGTACATTGTCACCAACGGATAAGTTCAACAATTTAAAGAAAGAAATATCATAGGAAGAGGCATTTTCCCTTGAGTCATAAGAAACGGAAACATTCGTTACGTTCTTTGAATCCATAACTGCTTTATGTTCCAAACTTCCTCGATGTTTCCTTATGTTTATTTGATAACCATCGTACTCAATCTCCCCACCTAATAGAGCAATGAACTGCATCAAGGCCGCCCGTCTTCTAACCAATTGGTTGATTTTCATATTGATAGTATTTATAAATTCAACCGTCCCTACTGAAAAAGGAGTGCCTTCTAGTAGCAACCCCAACCCTTCAGCTGGATCTCCTGAAAAATCAAACTCATCAATTTGGTACCGATCATCATTTAAGGTGTAGGATACATGCTCACAAGTAACTGAACATATTGGTAGACTACCTTGAATCGACTTATTAATTTGTACAATTTCAAAGAACTGCCCATTAATCTTGGCCAGCTGTTTTGTTTTTAAGGCAAGGGCAGATTTAGCTAGTACCGTAAAAGATAGAGTAAACTCCCCTTCGAGCGTTTCTCGGAGATTAGCAGTCATAACTTTCTTCACGGTTTGGATCATGGTGTTTCCTGCATAAATTTCAATCATTGCTCATCTGCCCTCCCTTCAAAACTGCTATGATTTAGCCACTCCTAAATTTCTAATGGTTACGGTGTTTTGGTTCCATTGGAGCTGTGCAATGACTCGAGTTAACAGTGTTCCATCAATAGTCAAAGGAATGGTTACATCTAATAAAGAGCCGTTCGGTCCTTTTGCAGTCGCTCCAATTTCACTATTCAGGTCAAGGTCAAAATCAGTCGGGATGGCACCTTCCATGTCTTTTTCCACATCTCTCATCGCACTAGAAAAACCTTCACCAATCCCTTCACCCATGTTCTCACCTATGCCAGCAAAGACTCTTGAAGGAGAACGAATACCAAGGACGCCTTTCACATTGCTGACAATCCCACCGACAAATCCACCAATCTTATCTTTGATCCAACCAATCATGGAAGCAATTCCGTTCCACAGGCCTCGAACGATATCACGACCAATAGCCCCGATGGATACAACCGCTTTGCCTAATCCGACCAGGAGAGCGGAAATGACTTGTGGCAATTGAGCGACAAGTTGAGGAATGGCTTGAATAATTCCAGCTGCCAATTGGATAATCAACTTCACACCCATCTCAACGATCTTTGGTAGATTACTAGTAATAAAATTGATAAGCGTTAAAATAATCGTTGGTAAAGCTTGAACAAGTCTGGGCAGTGCATTAATTAACCCTAACGCCAACCCTTCAATGATTTTAAAAGCTGCATCAAGTACCTTATCCAAATTGCCTATGATCGTATTTACAATGACCATAATCGTTTCTACGATGACCGGAATCAGTTCAGGTATCGCTTCTCCAATCCCTTCTGCCAATGTAACAACCATTACTAGTGCTGCTTCCACTAATGAAGGTAAATTTTCGACGATGCCATTAACGAGAGCAAGCACCAGCTGAAGGGCTCCTTCTGTGACCTGAGGCAGCGCTTCGATAATGCCGCCCACCAAAGTCATAATGATATCTGTTGCAGCAGTAATTAACGTCGGTAAATTCTCAATAATTCCATTCACTAGGGCCATTACTAGATCTGGAGCCACTTCTGCAATCGCTGAAATCAACCCTGTCACAACATCAAGTATTCGAGGAAGTATCACTCCAATCTGCTGGACGGTTTCCTCTGCTCCTTGTTTTAGCTTTTCTGAAGCATCTTCTTGTCCCGTAATAAGACCCGTTAAACCATCAAGAATCATCGTAAATCCTGGCAGTAATTCTGAAGCAATATTGTTCTTTACCGCTTGGAAAGTTCTCGTGAAGTTATCCATCGCATCGGTATATTCGACTGCTGCATTTACCGCATCTTCACTCATGACAAGACCAAGTTCATGAGCTTTTTGCCTTAGCTCATCCGTACCTTCTGCTGTCTGATTGAGTAGTGCAGATAATTCTACAGAAGAACTCCCGAGTAGATCATTGGCTACTGCTGCTCTTTCACTTTCATTCGTCATCCCTTGAAGACCACGAACAGTCATTTCAAAGATTTCTTCCCGGCTTTTCCCTTGTAGATCATCCATGGAAATGCCTAACCGTTCAAACCTTTTAGCCGCAGAATCACTTCCGTTAATCGCATCATCGACCGTATTATTGAGTTTCTTCATACCGTTATCTAACGTATCGATACTGGCACCATTTTGAGATAAAACGTAATCCCATTCTTGATAAGCCTCTTTGGAAAAACCGACCCTTTGACTCGCTTTGTCAATTTCATCACCTGCTGCGGCAGCATCATTGGCCATATCATATAACTTCTTTCCTGCTGTAATTGCAGCCGTACCAATGGCAGCCATGGCTACACCAATTCCAACCGCTACTCCTTTTACGATGGAGCCTAGTTTTTCAAATTTACTACCTGCATCATCTGCAGTATCTGCTGCATCGCTGATATCATCACCAAACTTCTCTGCTTCATCTCCAGCTTCATCAAAACCATCACTCGCTGCTTCTAACGCTCGGTTATTTTCCTCTAACTCACTTTCCATCCCATTCAAAGCAGCTTTCGCATTGTTCAACTGAATTTGCCAAGCTTGAGTCCGTCTATCATTTTCACCAAAGGAAGAGGCCGCATTTGCTAGAGCTTTTTCCAGCATGCCAACTTTATCTTTCTGGGCATCAATCTCTTTATTAAGTACTGCGTTTCTCGCCGTGACTGCCTGAACCGATTTATCCTGCTTATCAAATTGAGAGCTAACGAGTTTCATTTCACTGCCTAGTACTTTAAAGTTACGATTAATATCCCTTAAGGCATTTTTAAACTCCTTCTCTCCCTCAACACCAATCTTTAGACCAAAATTATCAGACACATTTCCACCTCCTCTCTTTTAGGCATAAAAAAATACACTCCTCAGAGTGCTATCATTAGATCCCCATCGGAATTACATCATCTATTGAAACTTCTTTCTTCGGTTGAGCGATCCCAGTAAACTGCTTGTGGCATTCCCATAAATCCAGCAAATATCCAAAAGGTGTGAGCCAGACTTCTTCTTCCCTACGGTTTAAATGGGCCGTACCATAATAAATAAGTCGGATAAACAATTCTTCATCGCTTACCCGACTTCCACGTTTTTTACTGGTTCACTCTCGATGTGCCGTTTTGTACCTTTCATCATACTGACCATGATCGCATTTTTGTATTCGGCTAATTCAAAAGGTGTTGTTAACAGTTCGACTTCATCTTCTTGTAACAACTCTTTCTTGTCGTTCTTGTTTCTAATGTTATGGATAAGGATAGATTGGTTCGCGAGTAATGTTACAAGCCAGACGACCTCATCCAGGGCCAGTTCAAAATCCTTACTCTCCATGAGCTTTGTTCCGAGATTCTCCAATCCACCATATCGTTTCGCTATTTCCTTTGTTGCTTTCGTCGTAAGAATTAGCTTATATTTCTCTCCACCAATTTCAATAGCTGCACTTCTTTCACCCGCTACTTCGTCGAGATCTAGAGGCTTCGGTTCTACATTTTCATTCGTCATTTTTCATCGTCCTTCCTATAACTCTTAAGATACATTAACAATAGCCACATCCGTTTTAACATCTGTTGCACCAACGGAGCTTAGTACACAATAGTAATAATATGTTCCAGCAAGTAGGTCAGTTGGAATGTTAAAGCTTGCGGAAGTTTCTCCATTACTAACCGTTCCCCCAACCGTGCTATCAGTCGTGTTTTCATACCACTGATAAGTGATTGGATGACTTGTATTCACACTTGCTACAACTGAAAGACTACCGGAAATATCTCCTTCCACTACTTCCGTCAGCTCAGCTGGCTGGGTCGTAATGGTGATCACCGGTTCCACGGGAGTAAAGTCCGGTTCATACACTTTGTTAAACCATTCTGTAATCGTTGATGTCGCTACACCTGAATCCCCTTCTGTTACTTCTGCCTTCCATGGGTGTTTGCTTTCTCCGTCTAATTTATTTCGTCTAAATACAGTCCCTTCAATGGTTGGACTACTAAACGTGATCGATTCTCCTTTGGTCGCCAAGCTCGTCGTAGGGATACTGAAGATGACACGATACAACCAGAAGTAGCGATATCGTCCATTTGATTTCTTCGCACGAAACCCTATGGCCACAGGTTTTCCTCCATCTTCACTTCTTGAAACGACGACATTATTACTATCAATCTTACATCCTGTTAAATCTTGAGCTGCTAGTGGTCCAATGTCATCAATACCCAAATTTAAAGTCCCACTTTGAAATTCCTTTACAATCTCAGACGCCCCATCATCGGCATATAGAATGGCTTCTATCAGCTCAACACTTAGTTCAGCTGTCATTGCCTTTGCTAGAACCTTTGGAGTTCCGTAACTCTCAATGCCATTTTCATCTTCCGTAATGTTGGCATAATATAAACGGTCAAGTCCTATCGTTGCCATTAATTCTCCTCCATTTCATATTCTTTCATTACGTCTATAGCATAATGATGATATTTTGTTTCATTTTCGAACCCGATGTATCGCCTATCAGTGATTGTGATCTCTTTCTGTAGCAGTATTTTAGTCAGCTGCTTTTTGATAGGCAAATAGTTCTTCTTTGAAAACACAGAAATTCTTACTTCTTCAATAACAGAATGAGCTTGATTATCCGCAAATAAATCAAACCTATCAGAGAGGGGCGTGAGGACCATGTATTCATCTGGAGGTAAACCAGAAAAGTAACCTGTTTCGATAGGAATGTTCATAGGATGAATAATGGAATTTAACTCTGCTAATAGCTTCATAGTTTATCAATCTCCTTATCCAGTGCCTCTTTCATCGCTTCAATGCAAGCTTTTCTTGTCGCTGATTTTGTTGGTTTTAGCCATGGTTTAGGTGGCTGACCCGCTTTCCCATACTCCATGACCGCTGCTTTTAAGGCGTTGGATACACCTTTGCTATCTTTGGTGGTTGGAATTCCAACACGCAGGTTCCAATTTCCTTTATAGTCTTGGACAGGCTTTGTCGTTTCTAAGGACGCAATGAGTTCACCCGTACTCTCAGAGGGATTTTTCGTTCCAACCCCTATCCTTGCAGCCAGATTACTCTTCGCTTTTTTGACAATAGGTTCTGTACCCGCTTGCAGGACTTCAGGGACAATCCGATCAAATTGGTTATTAAGCTTAGATAGCTTTTCTAAAAAGTCATCCGGCATTTTAAAAGTTGCTCGTGCCATCCCCTCACCCCTTTGAACTTACAATTTTTTCTGCTAACACTTCGAGATACATTCCTCTTTCCTTCAAATCCTCAACACTTAAAATGTTATATCGTTCCCCTCGACAAATAATCTTTAAAAACGTTGTGACCTTAAAACCATGAGGTTTTCTAAAGCGAAAAAGAGAAGTGGCCGTTGAAAAACTTGCCCGATTCTTCCATGCCTCATTCCCATGTCGGTCTTCTTTATAAGCACGGATTGAAGCAATTACACTCTCCTGATCAGTTGCAAAACCGTCTTTATCTTTAATGGACTGTGTTTGAATGATGTCTATCAGCGTTCTCATTTTTCCAAAACTCATATAACCACTTCCCGATTTAGCCTAAGAAGCATGTTTACAACTTGCCATACTTGCTGACTGGCCTCTACCTTATCTGCAAAAAAGCCACCAGTGCTACCGTCCCGACTTTCATAAAAGTGAGACGATAGCATGATGACCGCTTGTTCTGTCGTTGGGTGCATTGGATTTTCTCCATAGTATCCATCCGCTTTCTTTTGATAACTCTCTGCATAAGAGGTCGCAGCAGCAATGAAACCAAGTAGTAAATCATCATCCTCGTTGTGGGTTAAAATCAGGTTGCTTTTCACCCTAACCAATAGTGCTTCCATCACTGCCCCTCCTTATTATTCGCTTGCCATTAGACCCGATTCCTTGAGCTTGGTTAATAGAGCATTAAAATCAGCCACGAGACCTTCCACATCTGTTGCTGTACTATCCACTTGATTCACCGCCGGGCTTACTTCTACACCAGCAAAGGTCAGTTTTCCATCTTCGGTTATATCAAGCGTTCCTCCAATAACGGTTCGTTCTCCACCTTGTTCTGTATAATTCTTGACGTTACTCATTTCTTCTCACCTACCTTTATTTTTGCTGAAGTACTTTAATGGCTTCAGGAAGGATTAATTTTCCGTCTACACGTTGGCTTCCTTTAAATCCAACTTGTCCCGTTGCAGCGTACAATTCGTTTAAGCGTTGGAACGAACGGCCTTGTCGATCTGCAACCCAGTAGTAACCAAAGTCACCAAAAGCGATCGTCTTCGCACCAGTAGCAACTGTTGGTACATACGCTGATGTTTTCACTGGACGATTTAAAATCGTATCTGGTTGTCCAGCTTGAATAGAAGGTTGCCATAAATATTGCCCGTTTCCGTCTTTTAGCTTACGAATCAGTTTCACGGTCGCATCGTTCATGACAAAGACTGCATTTTTACGATATGGCGAGCGTAGAGAATAGAATAAGTCCATAATCTCATCAACAGAAACAGCCGTTGCAGATGATGCTGTAATGCCAAGTTCTGCCCCACCTGTGGCATTAAAAATGCCAGTCGGCTTTCCGGTACCATCTCCCACGAAGAATGCTTCTTCCTCTTTGGCACCAATCCGTCTGGCAAATTCTTTGGCAATATACGCTTGTAAATTAAACACACTGTCGTTTAATAGTTCTTCAGATACTTTAATCATGGTGGCTAGCTTATAAGCACCAATTGAAACTTGACCAAAGCTGTCATCTGACTCTGGAATAAGCCCTTCTTCATCGACCCAAGAAGCTGTTCCTTTTGAAGCAACCACTGGAATTTTGCGATCACCCGAAGAAGTGGTAATGACCTTGGCGAGCGTTCGGAAAATATTTTCTTCTTCTAACGCTTCAATGAGTGTACGTTCAAATTCATCTGGTGCTAAATAACCTCCCTCAGAATCCGTACCAACCTTTAAGGCGTTTTGAACATCGAAGTTGCTTTTGTTTCGCATCGACTTCCAGAAGGCATCTTTGTACTCATCCGTTGCTCGTCCTGTTTTATGCTCGCCAGTCCCAGTAGGTTTTGACGTAATCGGCTGGTTAATTGGCTTTGATAGCTCAAAGTCTATTGCTTGTTGTCGTTCCAATCGGTCGATTTCCTTCCCAAGATTGACGACCTCTTCTTCCATCTTTTCATAAGTGGATGTATCTTCAGCTGAGAGTAGACCATCTTTTCCTCTTTTGGAATCAAGAAAAACCTTAGCTCCTTCCCATGCTTTTGCTCTTTTTTCACGAAGCTCTAATACTTTACTCATTCAAATCTCCTCCTTTAATATTTCAAGAGTTCTAATCTCTTGTCTAAGATTGTGATATCGGTACCTTTTTTCTCTTCTTTTTGTGGCAGTTTGTGTAAGAACGAGTTCACTACTGCCATTTTGCTGTAGATGATCCCTTCCTCTGGTGAGTCTGATTCACTTTTATTTATAAACATAACTTTATCAGCAAACCCCATTTCCACTGCCTTTTTGGAATTAAACCAGCTTTCAGCATCCATTAAGTCAGAGAGCTCTGTCCTTGAAAGACCCGTCTTCAATTCATAAGCATTAATGATGCTTTCTTTAACTTCACTCAGCATATTGATGGCTTTTTCCATTTCAACAGTATCCCCAAAGGCAATGGTCATCGGATTATGGATCATCATCATGGAAACAGGGGACATATGCACCTCTCCACCTGCCATCGCAATGACCGATGCAGCACTAGCAGCAACCCCATCAATTTTCACAGTAACCTTGCCCTTATAATCCATCAGCATGTTATAAATCTGACTCGCCGCAAACACATCGCCACCGGGGGAGTTAATCCAGATAGTAATATCCCCACTTTCATTGGTCAGTTCAGACTTAAATTGCTTCGGTGTTACTTCGTCACCAAACCATGACTCTTCCGCAATCACTCCGTCAAGATGAAGCGTCCTTCCACTCTCGTTCTTGACCCAATTCCAAAATTTATTCAAGGTTTATCCCTCCTCATATTTTTCTGTCCAAGCACCAGCCTTTGACATATCAACAAAGTTCCCGTTCACCAAGTATTTGTCTCCACCCTGTTCATCCGGAATTAAATTCATTTCTTCTAGCTCACGGATGTCATTAGCAGACATAACACCGTTTTGTCGCATGATTTGATAAAATTGAGCCCTCGATCCCGCATCTCCCCGAAGGCGACCATTAAGGTTAAACTTAATGAAATACTCGCTTTTCTCGGATTCACTCAACAATGATTTCTTCATCGATTGCTCAATCCTCGTCACCCAAGGCATAATCGTATTATCAATAAAGCTAATGGACTGATGTTCAATGTTGCTAAAGGTTGCCTTATCAAGATTGGCCACCAGATGAGGTGGAACTCTAAAAATACGACAGATCTCTTCCGTTTGAAACTTTCTCGTTTCAAGGAACTGAGCCTGTTCTGGTGGAATGCCGATACTCTGAAACTTCATTCCTTCTTCTAAAACCGCTATCCGATGAGAGTTCCCGCTTCCTTGATAAACAGCATTCCAACTTTCTCTTATTTTTGCAGGATCCTTTACGACACCGGGATGTTCTAACACCCCACCGGGATTAGCCCCGTTAGCAAAAAACTTAGCTCCATATTCTTCAGTGGCTAGTGCCATTCCAATCGCATTCTTGGCCATAGCAATTGGTGAGTAACCCACAAGACCATCAAAACCTAGTCCTGGGATATGAAGAACCTCATCACTTCTAAGAATGACTGTCCCGCTGTCCTTTAGGTATTTATAATAAAGCTCACCTGTTGAAGTTCGGTCCACCGTCATCTTGTCAGGAAGTAAGGGATAAAGAGAAAGCACATTTCCTCTTCCATCCCTGATGATTTGTACATAGGCATTTCCCCATAATAAAAGATGACTCATCAGTGTTTCCCTAAACACAAACGAAGTCATCTCGGAGTTTGGCTCATCATGGAGCATATTATATAAACGGTGTTCCAGTGCTTTTTCTTTACCGTTATCAGTGTATTTGTATAGATGCAGCGGAAGACTGGCGATGGTTTCTGCTAATATCCGAACACATGCGTACACTGCCGTCGTCTGCATAGCTGTTCTTTCATTGACTGCTTTTCCACTGGTTGTCCCACCAAAAAAAAAGCTATAGGTGCTTCCTAAAAAGCTGTTCTTTGGACTAGCTCTTGATTGAAAAAGTTTTGATATAACTGGTATCTTCATCAGCTTTACCTCCGAAATTGGCATAAAAAAAGCACCCACTTCTCAGTAGATGCGCGAATTTATTATATTCTTGTTCATAAAAAAGGAGCAAGACATATAGTCTTACCCCTCCCGCAAATGAAATATTATTTGGATTAAGGCATTACTCAAGCCTTCCAACAGTTTTTTGCTATATAGCATCACCAGTTGTAATTAGGTACTGAAGGGCTTTTGGTAGTACACTGTTTTTTACGAGCTGTTCATTTTCCTTAAAAAACGATGAGCTCTTTTGACGAATATTTTCGTCAACATAATCTGCAATTTTTATTGATTGTCTTTGGCAAGCATCATTTACAACATTACATTCCACAAAACGGTTCTTTTTGTTTCCATGAATTAGCATAAAGTCAACCAAAATCTTACCTTGCCCTATACTCACTACATTGTCTAGCTTTGCTAAATCACTGAGGGAGCTGCGAAAACTTGTCGCGATAAACAAGTAGTCATATGGGGCATTATTAAGTTGTATCACATCAAAATTAGCCATAGTAACCACCTTCTCCCTCAGTTATTTTATGCTATAAGATACGTATATGTTCGTTCAATCAGATCAATGACTTCATTTACAATTTGATCTGCTTCTAGTTTATCCTCTAAAATGCGAGTAGTAAATAATATTTGTTCCGAATGAAATAAGGTATGACGATTTTTCTTCAAGTAATTATAAACTTCCTCAAGTACTGCTTTGCTTTTATGATTCGATAATCTATCAACAGTGTCTTTCTTTAAAACGTGTGAATCATTTCTTTTTACATATTTAAAATGACTCCCACATTGCTCTCCATATTTATGCCCAATTACGATATTCTCTATACTAAATGTGTGCATTAGGTACCCTTCCAAAGCACGCAATGCCGGAAAAGCGTAACAAGAGTAATCTTCCACTTCCCTACCGATTTTTTTAAGCGCAATTGCAGGGGAAAGAATTTTGAAAAGCGTGTCGTCAATCTTTCCATATGTGTTTGGCATTAACCGCTGAAGCTCAGTTCGTGTATCTTCGACTTTTACATCCACTTCATGAAAAGAATTATTAGCTTCAACAACGTCAGTCATACTGATTTCTGGGCAGTAGGACAGAAAAGACATTGCTTCCGTATAGAGATAAGCCGGTTTTCCTTGCAAGACAACTTTACCTGTTTCATAGATATTTATGTTTAATCGGTCACCTTTGGTGCTCAGAAATTTACACTGTTCATATTTTGGATTTTCATGATGGATACAGTCTTTTGAAATATCTTCTAATCCTTCTAAAAAGTCCACAAGTTTATATGACCACTCCTGAGTAATCCTAAACGTATGTGATTTGGAAACACCAGTATCTTTATAATCACTCAATTCAATAATCCGTTCTTTAAGTACAGAGGAAAATTCCGTATTTTTCCCTGTTGGGCTCATCGTTGTTGTCCCATTATTCTTACTATGAAAGTTTAAAGAGCACGGTTTGTCATTTACTGTGAAATCACACTTATTAACGTTGCCCTTCTCTTCCAGGGATATGAAATGAAAATCATCCCATTCTTGAGTACCAGCAGTCTTAATTAGCTCTATTAAATCGGTAGGATCTACATAAATACCAATATTTTTTGGCTTTTCGGAGACACTATCTACTGAGTTCTCTACAGATTCTGTTTGCACAAAAGCTTCCTTAGCCAATTTATCTGCCAAATCGTTAAATTCATCACCAGAGTGGCTTTTAACCTTAACGAATTTAACATTTACATCATTTTTAATTTTGTCAAAATATTGTTTATAAGCAATAGTGCCTGTTTTCTTTGCTTGCCACTCACCTGTACACCATTTAGCAATGCCTTCGTAATCATGATGAATTGTCAGGCTCTTGGCTTCCCTTTCGACAGCAAAAGCCATCGCTCTTTCTGAACCCTTAATTTCCCCTGCTACATTCCTCATGGAAACTAGGTCAGGATCACTAAATTTTTCAGCAAAATGTGTTTGTTCTCCTTGGTAAAAAATAACTGCACCGTAAGAAAACTCATTGCTCACTTCATTAAAGCTACCATCAACATAAGCTACAACTTCAGCTTCACTTTCGGCCGCCCTATCTTTTTCCGGATCGCCAGTTTCTTGTGTGCCAGTCAAGTAGGTTTCTGCCTGTGCTTTACTCGTAAAGCTTTTATATTCTGCACCTGGGTATCCGTGTACATTTTGTTTGCATTCATCCCATGTAGTAAAGATCCCAGTTCTTTTGCCTTGTTTTACTGCATAGTATTTTTTAGCCACCTGTATCACCGCTCCTGTAAGTGCAAATTTCTTTGCAAATTTATTAATGATAAAAATATGAAAAAGTGCCTTACAGAATGGAGATTGAAGAAAATCTATCTTAAACCAAATAAACAACCAGTTTCTAATCAAAAGAACTAGTTGCCCAGGCACATATGAAATATTAAACTATCTGTCTATTAAACTAAACTCTTATTATTATACGTTAGTTAGGGACAGTTTGCAATGAAAACAAATGCAATGACTGGTTCTGAACTCATAGTATCAATATCCCTCGACCATTATAAACGCTCTCTCTATTTTCGTTTCTTATTGCTCGATCTAAAGCCATAATCATTGCCACGGCACCGTCTATTCGCTCGGTGCTTTTCTCTTTATCAGGCTTTATATTGCCTGCTGGGTCTGTTTTAACAAAGATGTTGTCCATCATCCACCGTAATACTGGATTTCCACCATGAACGATTCTTCTTTCTAACGTTATTTTCATCAATTCCTTTGAAGCTGGAGACATATCTTTATATCCTTGACCAAAAGGAACAACAGAAAAGCCCATTCCCTCTAAGTTCTGAACCATTTGTACCGCACCCCATCGGTCAAAGGCTATTTCTTTAATGTTATACTTCAATCCTAGCTCTTCGATAAATTTCTCAATAAATCCATAATGAACTACGTTTCCTTCAGTGGTTTTGATATAGCCTTGTTTCTCCCAAATGTCATAAGGTACATGATCTCTCCTAACCCTTACTTTCATGTTTTCATCAGGGATCCAAAAGTAAGGGAGAACAATAAACTTCTCATCATCAGTCTTTGGTGGAAAAACAAGTACAAAAGCTGTAATATCCGTTGTACTCGAAAGGTCTAAGCCACCATAACACTCTCTACCACGGAGCAAGTCCAAATCAACCGGTTCATCGCAAGCGTCCCATTTCTCCATTTGCATCCAACGAGTTGATTGCTTCACCCATTGATTTAGCCGCAACTGTCTAAAGATGTTCTCTTCCGCAGGGTTTTCCTTTGCACTTAGATACGCATTTCTTACTTTTTCTATGTCAATGGTATGGCCAAGAGATGGATTGGCTTTGTACCAGTTTTTTTCGTCAGTCCAGTCATCGTCATCATCAATTCCGTAAATGGCAGGATAAAAAGTAGGGTCAATTTTTCTACCGTCCAAAAGATCCACTGCCTTTTGGTGTACTTCATAACAAATCGAATTTCGGTCTGTACCTGCCGTAGTAATTAAAAAGAACAAAGGTTGCAAGCGAGCATCACCAGACCCCTTGGTCATTACATCGAATAAATCTCGGTTCGGTTGAGCATGTAGCTCATCAAACACAACAGCATGAACATTCAGGCCATGTTTCGTGTACGCTTCAGCGGAAAGAACCTGATAGAAACTATTCGTAGGTTTATAGACTAGTCGTTTCATTGACATAACAGGTTTAAATCGTTTCTTCAATGCGGGTGACTGTTCTACCATTTCTACTGCAACGTCAAACACAATCGAAGCTTGTTGCCTATCTGATGCACAACCATAAACTTCAGCTCCCCACTCCCCATCACCACAGGTCATTAATAAAGCCAGAGCAGCTGCAAGCTCACTTTTCCCATTCTTTTTTGGAATTTCAACATAAGCTGTATTATATTGTCGGTACCCATTATCTTTTACCGTTCCGAAAATATCCCTGACTATTTGATCTTGCCAAGGTAAAAGGTCGAAAGGAACCCCTCGCCACTGGCCTTTCGTATGCTTTAAGCAGTTTATAAAGTTAACGGCATGCTGTGCTTTTTTCTCATCATACACCCTTACCACCACCTTGAAAGAGCATAAACTCCATTGGATCATTCGCATCCGTTGGTTTGTCGGCAACAATTCTACTTCGCGATGAAGGAGTTAACCCAAACTGCTCACAGAAACGATTCATGATTTTGAGGTAGCTCTGAGCAATGGACACCTGTGGCACCTGTTGCCAGTACCCTGAAGGGGTTTTTACAATCGTTCCATGTTTCGTGATAAATTCTTCTGCCTCTTTCCACCTTGCATAGGCTTGGCAGTATCCCGCAAAGGCTGCCATATCTACTTCTGTTAATATTCCTAGCTGCTCCAATTGCTTCACCATTCTGCGCCACTCTTTTTTAGCTTCAGGTTCTAACCAAGCTGGGCATCTAGGGGCTTTCTTATCCGGCTTGGGTTCATTTTGATTAAGATCTCGCTTTCCCGGATTGCCTTCCAATGCTTTAATCGCTGTTGGTTTTGGTTTCCTTCCCCGTTGGGCCACAGGCTCAATGTCATCAGGCTAAAGAGCCAATAACTTACAAATTACATCTAAACCTCTAAATCAGGAAAATATAATCCAGTCTAAAGAAAAGTTTATCAACCAACTTAGGAAAAAAGGCAATAGGATACCCGGGGCTTGTATGTCATTTTTTTACAAGTCCTTGTTTTCTTACTCTCCAATTCTATTAAAAGCTTACACGTTACTCTTTTAAGCTAAAACGAAAATCCTTACAGACATCTCTTTCTATTAAGTGAATATTTATTTGCTTTCAATCCCATATTACGCTTAAAACTTCTCCCAGGTCGTATAGGCACCTTATTTCGTACGATTTCTTGCATGATGCGATGGAAGAGAGAGGTGCGTTTTTCCGGCTGCTTTTCTAGAAACATNAGAATCAACGAATTTTTCAACTTTCCAACAAGGATATTGGCATTTACTTCATACTTATGTTTTAGGTCTTTTCCGTCATTTTCCTCTGTAATCTTTTCATTCGCTTCGTGTTTCAAAAGCGCCATCATATTGCCTAAATAAACCGAAGCGTAAAAGTCCTGTTCCACAGAGATGGCAGTGTCACCTGTAAAATTTTCAANACAGACATCTCTTTCTATTAAGTGAATATTTATTTGCTTTCAATCCCATATTACGCTTAAAACTTCTCCCAGGTCGTATAGGCACCTTATTTCGTACGATTTCTTGCATGATGCGATGGAAGAGAGAGGTGCGTTTTTCCGGCTGCTTTTCTAGAAACATNAGAATCAACGAATTTTTCAACTTTCCAACAAGGATATTGGCATTTACTTCATACTTATGTTTTAGGTCTTTTCCGTCATTTTCCTCTGTAATCTTTTCATTCGCTTCGTGTTTCAAAAGCGCCATCATATTGCCTAAATAAACCGAAGCGTAAAAGTCCTGTTCCACAGAGATGGCAGTGTCACCTGTAAAATTTTCAAGTTGAAGCCTGCTTTTTAATTCCATGTATTTAACTTCAATTCCCCACCTTTTAAAATAAAGCTCTTTGAATTCTTGAATACCCCAGTCTTCATGCATTACATTTGTAACGAGAATTTCTTCAATTCCAGAATCTAAAGTGAATCGTAGAACACGTAAAGCAATCACTTCTCCATCCACACCTTTTATCTGAATTCGTTGGTCTGGACCCTTGCTCTCATTGATTTCTTTCAATGTTGAAGAAGAAACGCGCATTAAAAACTTAATGGTGTTACTGTGTAAGTATGAGATGAAATGTCTAGAGGGATATCCCCGATCAAAGAGGATAAGGTCATTTTTCAAGCCCATTACCTTAAGTTTTTCAATCAGTTCAATGGCCACATCTCGCTCACTAGTATTGTACCGAGTGATTATTGATGCGATCATGATTTTGTTTTCGATATCATAAATACCGGAAGCGAGAGCACGGGCAAATTTTTTCGTTTTATTTTCACAAAAGCCGAATGCCATTCTTAATCGTTCAGAATTATTTAATTCTAAAATAGAGGCATCAATAGCGGAAAGCCTATACCCTTTANACGTATTTATGACGCCATCTTCATAAAACCACTCTGTCACAACGTCTACTAATTTCATAAATGCGTTCGGAGATATTTTCTGTCGAGCTTCAGAAAACCCCTGCTTCGATATACTTACATCGGGCAGATTTAGTAGCTTGTGAAAATCATCTAATTCAAGTTGAATCGATTTTTTCACGAAATTCAAACAAAATAATATAAGGCTTGAAAAGTCCATTTTGTTGTTTCCAAGACGTGTAAAGTAGGTCGACTTCATCCGTGACTCACACATAAATATTACATCGTTCAAAAGCCGTTCTGTCACACGTACTGCCTCTAAAAAAGTCTTATTTTCCAT